AACGATTCAGGAGAAGGAGTAGGATTCTAATGGGATACTTTAGAGATTTACCAAACATAATGTATCAATCACCTTTACCTGAAAAGGTATCTAGTAGTGATTATATTGCCATAAAAAATTTATTTCGTAGAGTTAAAATTAACTCTGATATATCGGATGTAACGTCAATTTTTAATAAGTATGTTATTGGTGATGGTGAAAGACCAGAAACTATTGCTGAAGAACTTTATGGTAGTCCATATTTAGACTATGTTGTTATATTATGTGCAGGTATTAATAATATTATAGAAGATTGGCCATTACAAGATTATCAAGTTTATAATTATGCATTAGATAAGTATGGATCTGAAATTAAAATGAATGAAGTTCATCATTATGAAACCAATGAAATTAGAGATCAAAATAACAGACTAATTCTAGAAGCAGGATTAACTATTGAACCTACTTTTCAAATAGATGGACCTGGATTACAATATAGAGCAAGTGGTGCTGCACCAATAACTTGGAAATCAATTCGTGAATCTGGAAATGTTACTTTAACTACAGATACACTTGGTGGAACTGCTGAATTAATTCAAGAAACAATTGGTAGTGCAGTAACTAATTTACAATATGAATATGATAAAAACGAAGAAAAAAGAAAAATTGATTTACTAAAACCAGGATATTTACAACAATTTATTAATGATTTCAGAGACTCAGTAAAATATAGTAAGCATTCATTATATTTAACATCATCATTAATAGCAACTGAAAATACAGAAATAAATCCACAATAAAAAAGACCCCCGAAGGGGTCTTCATTTAGGACTCTTATCTTTATTCCTCTGCTAGTTTAGCAAAGTATGATAGTGCATCATCGTCTTCATCATTAGAACTAGATCTTGATGATGGTCTAGATGCTGCAGCAGTAACTAATTCTTCTGCTACACCACGATCATTGTCTTCGTCAACAACTTCGGGGTCTTGACGAACTGTAGACTTGTTACCAAGAACATAGTCTAAACGCTTTTTCAAATCTTCATAAGACTTGAACTGATCACTAGCAACTAACTCAGCAAGTGAGTATTGCTTCTTCCATAGTCCTTCCATTGCATCGTCATCTTTAAGAAGAGGACTTACAGCAGCGAACTCAGAAGAGTCATAGTTACGATAACCAGCAACATTCTTTGCTTTCAACTTGAAGTTAGCACCTTGCCAGAAATCAAATGGATCAATTGCTTCCTCATCCTCAAACTCAGGTTGCATTGCTGCAGTTAGTTTGTCAAAGATTTTCTTACCATACTTGTATAAGAATACTTTGCCTTCGTTCTCAGGATTAGCAGGATCCTTAACAACATAGATGTTGCTAATGTAAGTCAACTTACGCTTTTGCTTACGTGCAGTTTCTTTACCTTGATCTGTGCCATTGTTCCAGAGTAAAGTGTTGTACTCTGAAACGGGATCTTTACCACCTAAAGTAGTAAGAGAGTTCTCAATATACCAACCACCTGGTCCTTGAAAGGCGTGGGAATATAATTTTACGAATGGTAAATCTTCACCATCGGGAGCAGGAAGAAAACGTATGACGGCATATCCATTGCCACTTTTGTCTACGTCTAATTTCCAAAGACGGTCATCACCTGACCCGCCTGAATTATTCATTTTTTCGACTTCTTTAACCAGTTTAGCGGTTAGTGAGCCAAGCTTTGATTGCTTTTTTAAGTCTGCGAAAGACATTTAGATTACCTCGGATTAATTGGATTAATTGGATGTTTGGATTATAGCAGATTAACTCCTAAGAGTCAATATGCTCTTTTAGTTTTTCGATTGTTTGTGACATACCATTAAATAATATACTCACATCAGTTCCATTAGGGAAACCCATAACTTCAACTGATTTTAATAATTGATTTTTCATTTCAACTGCTTGAGGATCATCAGACAAACTCATACGAGTATACATTACTCGTTGCTTCTCTAATAATTCACTTAGCATTTCAATATGTTCTAATTTGTCCTCACGGTTCAAAACACCAAAAGATGCTGCTTTATAATAAACTAACCGTTGTAAATCGTTTATTTCTTTTAGTTCTTTTTTAATAATTTCAGAATCAAAAAAATCACTCATTTACAATTTCCCGTAGAACTTTTTTAAATTGGAACACATTAATATTTAGGAAGGGTTTATACTTATTAATTTTCATACTTACGGTTTCCCATACAGGATCAGTAAGTTTTTTATTAAAATTTTCTACGAAAGAAAAGACTTTTTCCAGTATCGTAAGCGTTTCTAACGAAATCTCCCCACCTAGATACCTTTTCAGTAATAGGGGATGCCCCTTCGAGCAATTGAATACTTCGTCTAAGTTGTTCTCCGACAGCAATTCGTTGAGTTGTTCTTTGAACAAGTAAGTCAAACTCTGTTGACGTTTCATCCACTCTGCATAGGTTCTGTCTCCTGAGTTGATTATTTCTCCAATCCATAAATTTTGTGGGTTAGTAGCATTAATAAAATTTGATAATAGGAAATCAACTATCTCCTTATCAGAGTATTTCCTAGAAGTTTTTTCAAACCAATATTTGTCCTTCCTTTTATTGAAGGAAGTCATAGTTGCACGAGATTTACCACCATACTTTACAAAGTCATACTTCGGGTTAGTGAAATGACTTTTCATTGAAAGGTATGTTCGATAAGTCTCAAACGGTGTCACTTTCGCCTTCATCCTCTTCAGCTTCAAATTCGGTAATCGCATCAATAGGAACTTCTGCATTCCCTATACGATACCAGTGTACATCTTCACCTGTCTTATAACTTGGACGTTCTCCAAGATATTCAAGATCAGGCATATTATAGTCACGCAAAATCGCCTGAAGACGATAATGCAACAATTCAAGTTTAGTCGGCATTACAAAGGTAATTTTGCTCTTGACGTAGGTTTCATAAAATTAAGACGAGTTGCGTCCCATTTTAATCTCTCTTTCAAAGGTTTTGAAATGAGTTTCGATACTGATTCTACCTCAATATTGTTAGTTTCGCAATAGTAACATATTGCATCAATATAATTAAAATCTCCTTCTGCTACAATCTTTTCAATTTCCATAGCAAATTTTTGAGGAGTGAGAAACTTACTCTCTATTGCCTTTTCTAATTCATTTTTCGGTTCCATAGAGCTCCAGTTTGTCGTTAACAAATTTTCTAATATATTTGCTGAGAAGTTTGATGTACTTTGCTTTGTCGGTTTCTTCATAGACTACACATTCTCCATTTTCACAAGCCATTATAATTACAAGTTTTTTGATAGAGATACCTGTTATCTCATAAAGCATACAACCGTATGCCATACATTGAACAAAGTAATGTTCAATCCAATCTCTTGGTTTAGGTTTTTTAGAAGTCTTAAAGTCTATTATTGCTAGATCACCGTCATATTCAGCAATACAATCAACAGTTCCAGCAATACCTAATTCTTTGCTATAGAGAGAACCCTCTAAAGCGTAAATATTATTTATAAGGTTAAGTTTACCTTTCGAGATCTTAAATAAAAAATCAGAAATAGGACGAACTTTAGGTAAATCCTCATTCTTTAGATAATGTTCTGTAAGAGTATGCATATCAGTTCCACGACCAGTAGCCGCTTTCGTAATACGATCTGCCTCTTCATTACCTACCTTCTTTCTCCAGTTAACAAAAATCTCTTTGTTAAAGTGACTAGTAATTGAAGTAATTGAAACTAACTTTAATAACTCATCTTCATCTGGTACGGAATAGTAACGAACTCCATCAATGGTTTCTCGTTGCAATTTCGGAAGATCTACATCAACATGATTAAACATTAAAAATCCATTTCAAGTTTTGCGATAATATATTCTTTAACAAGTCCTGAACGAACTATGTCATCTATACCAAACTCTATTATATCAAAAGATGGCATTTTACGCAAGATGTTCATAAAATCTACAATACCATTACGATCATTAGTCTTAATTAAATCTGTTTGACTTGCATCACCACAGAACATAATCTTACTATTTTCACCGATACGAGTAATAATAGAATCTAGTTCGTGAAAATTGAGGTTTTGAAATTCATCAACAATCACAATAGCATTATCCAATGTAGTACCACGAATAAACGAAGTGCTCCAGAATTTAATACTTTCTTGTGCCTTTAGATTACCATAAAGCATCTCAAAGTCTGCATCAGAAGGCATCTGAAACATATACTTTACCATATTCTTATAAGGAATTTGATAAATGTCTGCTTTATCTTCATGATCACCTGGTAGAAAACCAATTTCACGAGTTGATACTAGAGAACGAACTAAGTAAATTCTTTCATATGGTGTTGTCTCATCCAACACTTCATTCAAAGCATTATAAAGAGTAACAAAAGTTTTACCTGTACCAGCAGTACCATATGCAACAATATGCTTACATTCTTTATAGGACTCAAATAATCTTTTCTGATTATCTGTAATTGGTTCTATATCA